ACTGTAGTACCACAATGTGCCATCTGCTGGATCAACATCGGGTGCGCTGAGTGAAGGAGTGTACACGAACGTTGGAGAAGTTACCCAGTTGCTGAGTAATATGCCTACTGCTACACCACCTTGATACCAGTTACGGATACCTGGGATTGGCAGGCCGGTAACAGGATTTATCAAAACAAATCCAGCATCGGCCAAAGGTGTGTTGGTTCCGTCGTCCAGGTAGATATCTCCACCAGTTTGATGTTCAAACACAATCTGACCAGCACTGTTTACTGTGGCTGTAACATTTGGTATGCCTGCCGCACTAACTGCTGCAACAAAATCAGAACTGGTAGTACCATTGATGGTCACAGTGACAGGGTTGTCAACAACGTTTGTTTCGGGCTGTGTTGCTGAGATCTCAAAGGTGGATCCACTTACAAATACCGGAGTGGTCTCATAGCCAGTGACCACTGTAGCACCGGTTGACACACGTTCAAATATTGTAAGACCGCTGGTGCTTTGTTGAAGAGGATCTATCTCGCCATAGGTGGTTCCTGCAGGAATAGCCTGACCGCCAGTGACTGGATCTAATGCATACAGAGCAGCGGCATCGTTGTTGTAGACAGGAGTGGCTTGTAATACGAAGGTACCCAAGGTAGCGTTGTAACGTTTGACTTGGATGAACATGCCCTGGTTTACTTCGTTTTGTTGTTGGAACACACTGCCAGTGGGCTTAGGACCATTGATAGGTGGTGAGTAGGTATCAGTGGTGCGCCATCTTGGAGCTTGGTAGTTGGCACCATGAAAATAGGCAGGAGCCGAATATTCGTCTGCGGTGATACCCAAAGTTGCCAATGGAGTGCCAGTAATGTTGTTGATTGCGACGACTCCCTGATTCATAGTACTGCCGTCATTGGTAGCATTACCATCAGCATACAAAGTCAACTTGCCACCGATGTTGGCCGCATAAACACCAGGAATAGTACTACTGCTTAGAGCATTGATCTGAGTAACTAAATTTGTTACGGTGTTGTTGGGACTGGCAGGAACTGTAATTGTGATGTCATTGATAGCAAAACTGTTGCCAACAGTCAAGCTGGCCGGAGCCAAGGTGCCTTGCACAGTAGGCCAAGCAGTTTTCCATAGATCAGTGCCAATCAGTACCCAGGTATTATAAAGATCGTCTGCACTAAAGCCGTCTTGGATCCAGCCCGGTGCTTGAGCAGTGGTAGGACCACCGCGTTTGTAATAACCAGGATTTTGCAAATTGTACGTGACTACACAGTAGTCACCAATGGATCCAAAACTGCTGACCGGCACACCACTTTCTAAATTAGTATTGGTGTTGATTATCAGTGGTGTTTTTTTAGTAAATGCGGAAGTGGTTTCATTCCATTCAGTGAAGCCCCATCTGGTGTTGGTGGTATCCAACCAAAATGTGCCGTTGGCTGGATCGCCCGAAGGACGTACCAGAGTAGCTGTCAAGGCCGCCAAATCTATATCGGCACGCATCACATAGGCAATGTTGGTCACACCCAAAGCCGAATAGGCTGCTAACAAGCCGTATTCGTTGAGTTCGTAGCCGTTGATTGGAGTACCGGCTGTGGTGTTGTAGAAGAATGGTACACCAAACGTAGATAACAAATCTCGTTGGCTGGTCATTAAGTACAGTTTATTAGCATTGGCAGCCAGTGTTCCTGGAGCTATGCCTGTGCCTGCGCCAGACACTTTGTTCTGGGCTGTGGCCACTAGGATAAATGGAACCGAGCTTGCGGCAGCGGGTGTGTAATTGCTTTGGTCAATTACACTGACTTGTACACCTGGGGATAATAAGGCCATAACAAATTCCTTTTTTTAATTATAGATATTTATTGAAAATGGCAAAAAGATCATTGTAGAACGTCCCTTTGCCAAAGGTTTTGGAGTAAATATACCATGGATCGACCCAGTTGCCGTGCTTGTAATCAACGATTGTGTGCTGTGAACTATGTGAACAACGGAATCACACACTATCGCAGTCGGTGTGAACATTGTGTGAGGAGAGGGCGTGGCATCAAGCCACCTGAACCCAGATGGAAAAGCTCAGGCTACAAAAAGAAAAACACCTGTGATCGGTGTGGCTTTCGCGGCAAGTACACAGCACAGCTCATGGTGTTTCATATGGATAGTAATCTCAACAACAGCAACCTAAGAAACCTCAAAACAATCTGTCAAAACTGTGCTGTAGAGATCAAAAAATCAGATGTTACTTGGGCTCCTGGAGACCTTGAACCAGATCGTTGATCTGCGAGTACAAGTGATCCATGCTGGAATTGTTGTCTATCACAGCGTCAAATTTGGTTCCAACCCAGGCAGTTTCGCTGGCATGAATTCCAAATTTTTCTAGCCGTCCTTTGCTTAGTGCCCAGCTAAGATGGGTGGGTCCAGCATTTACAGCCACAGCATCATCGTACCATTCTGGATCTGGCCCTCTATGCACTCTTATAACCAAGCCGCCGGCATTTTTTATGGCTGCGATTTCGTTGGGGAACCTGCAGTCTGAAATCACCACATCGTCGGTGGTCTTGCGCAGTTTGTTTTCCAAGCTGGCTATCCAGGTGTCATCATGGAAGCCTCTGCGCACCACTTCTGTGCCCCAGTATTGTAGTACCCAACGTGGTGTAAGATCGGGCATGCCCAGGCGTTCGGCCCACCATGGATCCACTTGTTCGCGCCAGGCTCGGCTGTGTTTGGTACGTCCTTCTAGCAGTTCACGGTCCCACCCAAACACGTGAGACACCGCATCTTTCAAGGTGTTGGCAAAACTTTCTCTGCGGAATTGATGTATGTTCACTAGATAGTCTGCTATGGTGTCTTTGCCGGCACCGATAAGTCCGCATACTCCAATGATCATCTGATTTCCTTTACGTTCAAGTGTTTGAGTGTGGCCTGCAACATGTCAATCTGCCTACGGCAGTCTTCCAAGGCATGGTGGCTGGTGGCAGGCTTGGGCAAACCAGGCCACAGGCTGTAAACAGTTCTGGCGTCACGCACATTGTAGAACTGCCAGGGCAGGGCCTTGCCGTAGCTCTTGTAGGCATGTTCAAGAATATTCATGTCATAGGTAGGACCGTTGGCCCAGATAAATTTGTGTTGCCAGGCCAGTTTGTAAAGGCTGTCCAAGGCTTGGTCAAGATCCACACGGCCTTCTTCCATGAATGCTTCGGCCTGTGCTTCTTTCTGAGTTGACCACCATTGTATGGTGCCTTCTTCTATCTTGCGATTTTCTTGGCTTTCAAGAGTGATACGGGCATAGTAGCAACGATCATAGTAGCCGATACCAAACGGATCAAAGCTCTGGGCCGCTATGGTCAAAATGGTGGCGTCTGGTCCAGTGGCCAGTCCTTCTATGTCGATCATCAGTGAGCTCATGCTATGATTATAGCATGAATTTTGGAAAAAGTCTAACTAAATTAACCTATAACCCAGGTAAGAGGTTGGCTACCATCTACATATCTGCGTAGGTCTTCGAGCAGGGCATCCATTTGGACCTGTGCTTCGCCCTTCAGAGCAGTGCCGTTGAGTTGGCTACCGCCTTGTGGGCCTGCATACTGTCCAAATTTCTCACGTGCTTCGCCTATGATCATCTTACAGTTGGCCACCATGTAGTCGCGGAACCATTGACTGATTTGGTAATCGCTCAAAAGATTGAACTCGGGTTTGAGATTGTATGTCCAAAGCAACACATTCTCTCCAGTACCTTTGGGATCACGGATCAGTTGCAGTTTCTTGGTCACAGGATTCCAGGTGTAATTCATGTATGCGCCAAACATCTTGCCAGCTTGTTCCACATACTGACTATAGAAATCATAGGTGGCAAGACCACCGGCCACGTTGAAGTTCATCAAGTAAACATTCAGACTGGCCTGGCTAAATGGATCAAAGTTTGACGCAAATGGACCGGTTGAATCGCCGAATGTTCTGCGAAAAATTTGGCGCACAGTTATGACTTCTTGTGGTAAGTCATAGATGTTGACATTGGCCACCAACTCCAGAAAACTATAGCTTTCTTCATAGGCATTCTGTGCTCGCTGGCGATACACACCCAAGGTGCGTTGATAAGCAACTTCATAATGTTCAGCATCCAGCTCAAGGTCAATGATCTGACGGCCCAGTTGTAGGCCAACATAATCAAATAACTGTTGTTTTAAGGTTTCTGTGCTGGATTGATTTTCTAAGGCCATATAGGGAACTCCGTGTCCCTGTATTTAGTTGCCTTCGATTTGTTTGGTCAATAGTGCAGGATCATACAAAGGTACAGCACAAAATGTCAATGTGCCCAGAGGCACCGTGGCCTTGCGTTTGTATGCAATCACAGTTTCAAGATTGTAGTAGTTGAATGCAGGATCAATGGGCTGAGTCCATTTTAATCCAACCCCTATGCTGGTGCCAAAACAAATATCATAGTTGGGTTCTACTGCGCCGGCAAATTCATTCCAGTCATTGCTCCAATCCAATAGATAGGGCAAGATCAATAAGCGCCAACCAGGAGACATCTTGGCTCGCCAGGGCCAGTGTAACAACCTAATCCTATACTGGTACAAGCTGTAATCATCTTCTGTCCACTGTTCTGTACCTTTATTGGCCCACTGAGTACCCGATAACATTTCTGGATGCAACCTACCGCGGCTGAAATAAGTGTCATAACCATCTAGAGATTCTGGTAAAGGAATTGTGTATCCCACAGTGGCCAATCCGCGAAAACCCAAACAATTTCTCACAGTTTGATTTTCAGCGAACGGAGTTTCGGAACCGTCGCCTAGCACTATTTCTGGCTTTTTGGCTTTGAGATTCTTGAACCAATCGGGCATGTGATTACGCACAGGTTCGGGAGCCGGGCACGACAGATATTGTATGTCTGGATCAGTACAATATTCCCAGGTCAGATAGTCTGTGACCACTACATCTTGCATGTGATTACCAGGCTTTGAGTATGATCAGGTTTTCGTTGCCACGACCATTGAACTTGGTTTCCGTGGACCGTATGTCCTTGAACACTTTGCGTGCCGCTGGCTTGCCACCTGTCAACAGTTCTTTGAGTTGCTCGGCTGGCTTGCGTAGAGTTTTTTGCACAGTCAGGGTGGTGTCGAAGCCTGCCACAGCCGATCCTTTGACGCTGAATGTTCCAAGGTGACTGTCGGCCATGACGTGGACCAGTTTGCGTTTCTTGGTATCATACAACCAAGCTTCGCTGGCGTTGACCAACTGTGCCGGTGCAATGCTGGTCAGTTTGAGTTCTGGAAATTCTTTCAGGTACTTGAACTTGCTGCTTAACTTTTCTGGGCTCACTGCTTTCTTGGCCCTGGGCTTGCGTTCCACTTTCTTGATCTGTACATAGTTGCCACAATCGGCTATGACCTGTTCGATAAACTTGACACACTGCTTGATCTGATTTTTATTGAGGTAGCTGTAGCCTTCCACTAGATCAGGATCAGTGCCTTCTAGCACTTCTTCAAATTCGGCCAACTTTTTCTTCCACACATCAGCAATGGTGCCCACCATGTTGGGGCTGATGTTCATGCCACGGATCTGTGCGATGGGTTTCCAATCGGCACTCATCTTGGCGCCGGCTGAGATAAAGTCATCAAACATGCCTTCCAGTTCACCCGCACACTCTGACACCTTTTCACGCAGGTGATCTTGTATGGTCAGTTTGGCCACAGCACTTTCGGCTGCCACTTCGTCCTTGTCACGTTTCTTTTCTTGTTTGATTTTGAGCATGCCGGCAATCTGTTCATCAACGATGCACTGTTCATGCTCATTGAGCGTTAGGCCCATTAAGGTCATCCTGGCCACCCAGGCTGGTGTAAGACGGATCTGACTGTCTGGAATACCACGCATAAGTTTGGCATCTTTGGGTCTGTGATTGACGTCCAGGTATTGGCACAGCATGTCCTTGGCATCTTTTTTGCCATAATGATAGTTGTACCAGGCAAAGGCCTTGCTGAACGCACTGATGCGATTTTCTTCTGTGGGCTGGAATTTCCAGTCGGGCTCGTGCCCAATGTATTTGGTTTCTGCTCCTTTGGGATTCAATGGCTTGATCACAGTTGCGGCTCGTGCGTTCATGGGCTCTCCTAAGTGTAAAGTATAATTATAGCAGATTGTCCATTTTTGGTCAACCGCCCAAAAGTGCCGCAAATGTTAGGTGTTGCTCCAGGTTCGTTATGAGATCATCTGCTTGCTTTACAAGTTCTCGATAGCGTGAAGTTTCCTTATGCAGTCTACGGCATTCTACACTTTCCATGTCTGCAGCCACCATGGCCCGATCTACAGCCTTGACCATTTTTAACAAGTCCTTTCGGGCTACCTTGTTTTGAATCAGGGCTATTTGATGTTCAGCACGATCCAGGCGTTGATATAGTTCATCCATTTTGTAATTATACCAGCTTTGGGTTTTCAAGTCAATCGAACCCATAAATACTCGACTATGCCACGCCTAAGCCTTTATCGCCCCAACAGAACAGCCGATTATCAGTATCTTGACCGCAACATCAGCGAAATGTTCACTGTGGGCGGCATTGATATCTTGGTCCACAAATATCTTGGACCACAACTGGCCAACACACCAAACAACGACAACGGCAACAACGATACTACCCTGCCCAGTTACACAGCAACCGATCCTTTGTTCATACAAGATCTGTTGCTGTTAGAAAATCGCGATCGAGTGTATGCCCCAGATGTGTTTGTCATGCGTGGTGTTTATAGAACACAAGACATAGACTTTGACCTCACACAGTTTGGCCTGTTCTTGAACGGCGACACCTTGTTTATAACTTTCCACTACAATGACATGATTGACACATTTGGGCGCAAGCTCATGAGTGGTGACGTGATTGAAGTGCCCAATTTGCGAGACTACCACCCTCTTGATACCACCCTGGTCAAGAGCCTGGCCAGATACTATGTGATACAGGACGCCAACTACGCCAGTGAAGGTTTTAGCCAGACCTGGCAACCACACTTGTGGCGCATCAAAGCCACACCCATGGTCAATGCTCAGGAATACAGCCAGATCATCAACGAGCCGTTCATGCCAGAAAACATCTGGGATTCGGGCAACTTTTATCCTGCTACCGAGATTGTAAACAACGGTGGTACTTATTACCGAGCTATACAAAATGTTCCGCCTGGCACTAACATAACAAACACTGCTTACTGGCAAGTGGTCACTCCCAACACTGTGGGCGACAAACAAAGTACCAGACCCAAAGACTTGGCCATCAATGATGCCATACTCACGCAGGCCTATGAAGAAGTGCCCGACAGCGGATATGACAATGTTAAATTTTATATCTTGCCCACTGGACCCACGGGTGAGCCTGGATCTGCTGGCCTCACCGCTGACCAAACTGACCCCACAGTGGATAGCACACAAACCGGCGAAGGCATCACCCCCAATGGCTTTGGATATGTTCAGGGCTATCTTACCGGATCAACTCACGCACCAAATGGATTGCCTGTGACCCCAGGCGTGCAATTTCCTCCTACTCCTGTGCTAGGCAATTACTGTTTGAGATTGGACTATTTCCCCAATCGTTTGTTCCGCTACGACGGCCGGGCCTGGTTGGCTATTACAGACAATGTGCGAACCGATCTGGACTATGCGGCAACTGCATTAACGCAAAGAGCCAGCTTTGTTAATAATACCTACACTGTGCCAACTACTGACGTTGGTAACATTCCAAGCCGTCAGAGTTTGAGTAAGATTTTAGAAATACAAGCCGACAACGGTGACCAAGGTGGCAACATCATGCCGCCTAACCCAAGACCTCCAGGGAGATAATCATCGCTCAGTTCTTTTATGACCAACAAATACGGCGCTTCTTGTTGCAGTTCGCCAGGATATTTTCTAATTTTGATGTGGAATACGGCCCCAATCAATTTGCACCCTTAAATGGTCCTGACGCAGATATAGATACCTTGATTCGTGTGCCTGTACGTTACGGAGATTCCAGCCGACAAGCACAGACCATCATACAAAACAATTCAGCCAATGACATGCCGTCAACTCCGTTGATGACATTTTACATCACGGAATTAAAATATGATCGGCCCAGGATGCAGGAACCTTACTTTGTGGACAGAATTGCAGTGCGTCAGCGTACCTATGACACTGATACTGACACCTACGAAACCACACAAGGCAATGCTTTTACTATAGAACGCCAGATGCCTGTGCCGTTTGAGATGCGTGTAAATCTGGACATATGGACCAGCAATACCAATCAAAAATTTCAATTGCTTGAACAGATTTTGACCTTGTTCAATCCCAGTTTAGAAATACAAAGCACCGACAACTACATTGACTGGACCAGTTTGAGTGTGTTGTATCTTGAAGATGTCAGATACAGCAGTCGAACCATACCGGTCAATGCCGAAAATCCTATAGACATAGCCACACTGACATTCCGCCTGCCCATGTGGATCACTCCACCGGCCAAGATCAAGAAACTGGGTGTGATTGAACGCATCATAGCCAGTGTGTATGACGCACAGGGTGATCTTGTCAACTCCTTGACCAACAGCGACCTGTTGTTGGGCACCCGGCAACGATTCACACCTTATGGCTACCAGGTCCTGTTGATCGACAACAAATTGCAGGCTTTGAGACAGCAACAGGTCGTGGATGAGCCCAACACCAGCCTGACGCCCGCTGATTCGCCGTCCAGCAATCTATTGTGGCAAAGCGTGGTCGGCATGTACGGTACCCTGCGTCCGGGCATCAGTTATGTGGCTCTGGAACAACCCGACGGCACAGAAGTGATCGGTACTGTGGCGTTTGATCCCACCGACGATAGATTCTTGTTGTTTACTCTGGACTCAGACACAGCGCCAGGCAACACCTTGACTCCGGTTACGGCTGTGATAGATCCGTTGATCAGCGGGCCTGGCACAGGTTTGCCAGCGGCAACTCTAGGACAAAGATACTTACTGACCCAGGCCACTGGAAGTTTTGACAATCCGGGCATAACCAATCCTGATGCTTGGGAAGGCACAGGCGGTCAACCTTTAGTGGCCAATGCCAATGACATTGTGGAATACGATGGTTCACAGTGGCAAGTTTCTTTTGACTCGACCTCAAGTCCAGATAATATACAATATGTCACAAATATCACCACAGAGATACAGTACAAATGGACTGGCACTGCCTGGGTCAAGAGCTATCAAGGTCTTTATCCAGGAGGCACATGGAGTCTAGTGCTGTAAAAGCGGTAGGAGTTTGGTTCTACAGTGTAGCGACACATCGCTATTTGTATCTCATGCGCAACGATGCACGTAATCCAGCCAGTTGGGGATTGCCAGGAGGTCGTGTTGAGGCTGGAGAAACTTTACTGGATGCTATGAATCGCGAATGTCGCGAAGAATTGGGATTTGTCCCAGAATATTTTAGAATGATTCCGTTGGAAAAATTTACCACACTGGATTCAGGATTTGAATATCATACTTTTTTCTGTGTTGTTGACATTGAGTTTCAGCCCGTACTGAACGACGAGCACTTGGGCTATGCTTGGATAGATTCTGGAACTTGGCCTAAACCCATGCATCCGGGTCTATGGTCCACTGTGAATTTTGAAGCTGTGCAAAACAAAATCAGTGTGATTGAATCTTCGATTCAAACGTCACAATAACCAATGAAATCTCTATAGTTCATGATCCTGACATTGGCACAATTGGCCCAGACGTCGGGCATGCGTGTTTGCTCCCCGATTAACCAAAATTGAGAGCCCGGATAGGACACAAATACCTCAGCCACCTGATCCTGCCAGGTAGGGTGCTCCACAGGTGTTTCGTCGGTGTAGCCCAATAAAAATATTTCTCGGTGTCCATCAAAGGCGGCCAGATAAACTATGGTAGCAATGTCTAGTATGTGAGGTCTGTGTGGTATCAGATAAAACTGTCCCGGATAAGCGACACAGTTGTGTGCAGAGGTGTAGACGATGTTGTCTTGTTGATAATCGGTCGCTAAGATTTCGGTGAGTTTGGATCGATTGGTTTCAACCACAAAGTCCAGACGCATTTCTTGTGAGATTTCCCCAACACCGTAGGTCTGCAACTTTAGTGAACCTAATAGTCCGCCACGGTGATGTTGCAACATGACATAGTCAAATTTGCTTTTGTCAAAATTGCTGCCTATACAGGTTGCACGTCCAGATATGTGATGATTTTCAATGGGATTGGGAATCCACTCTCGGTTTTCATTTTTTTTGCCGCTGGTCCAGCGTGATTCTGTGATCACAAACTCACCGGCATAGTCCGATCTGTATCGGGCTTGCATCAGGTCCTTCCTACCGCGACCTCTATAACACCAACTTCTGGGCTATTGTAATTTTCCAGAGACTTGCCAATGATACAGGCTGGTTGATACTTTGACATGTCCAAGGTTGTGGCCACACCGGGAATGTCGCTGGTGACCAATCTGTCGCCCTTGGCTATTGTGCCTACTACTTGGCAAGGCACACGTCCTACCAATGCCACAGGCACCACATGCTGGCCTGTAAGCGTGGCATTCATGAGATAGCTGGGATTGGTAGAGATGATGCCGGCCACTCGGATGCTGTGGCTGTGACTGCTTTGAGTGATTTCAGCTGAGCCACCAAATTCCATTACAGTGCCGGCCACATAGCCAGCGTCTGCGGTGTACATTTCTGCCAAGTCAGCGTATTGTGCAGAAGTGGATTGGGCAAACACCCTGTTGAAAGGTTTTGCAGCACTGCCAATGTTGCCCACTGAATTGGCATTGACATTGACGATATTACCACAAAACACTGTTCCTGTGCTGACATCCACATTGGGTGCAAACACATTGCCAGTGGAACTGATTTGACCATTACTAAACACTGAATTGGCAGTGAGGTTGCCTGTGGCACTAATCGATCCAGCTGTGAGTATATTACCACCAGTAACGTTTCCACTTACACTGTTGACTCCGGTGATCAGTGCGCCGGTGCTCTGCACCACCAACACATTGGCTGTGCCCGCTGCACTGGTGGTCACATCGCTATTGGCAAACACTCGCACATTTGACGTGCCCGAACTGATGCTGTTGGAGCTCAAGGCACTGATCTGTGCTGTCACATAGGCCACGGTGGCGATGTTGCTACCACCCACTGTGATAGCATCATGCACCCGCAGGGTACCATTGGTGGTGTCCACGGTGATTTCTGCCAGGGCTCCAGTAAAAGCCGCATTTTGTGCATTGGTTCCGCGTCTGTATTGTACTTGTGTTGCCATTTTAAGTTCCTATATGCTATTTATGTTACTATTGCACGGTCTGTTACTCTGCGCCAATTTGTACCGTCAGCAAAGGCCGGCACAGCACCCCCGGTTTCGTTGGTCACATACACCATTTGTCCCGCTGGCGTGGCTGCGGGCAGGGTGCTGACAGTGTAGCTGGGCAAAACAAACTGATCTGGGTAGATCAGACCCGCTGTGACCAAGGTGCCTAGATCTGCTTCTTGGGTGACTGCGTCAGTCACAAGACCCAGATCGTCTGATACCGTGACTGGTTCGGTCACTGTGCCAAAATCTGCGCCGTCCACAAAAATCTCGCTGCCACTCTGCACACCAATGGTTATAGTGTCCGTGGCCGAATCAACCACTATGGTGATGCCATCTCCGGCGGTCAAAGTCAGAGTATCAGCTATGCTGTCTGCCACAGCACTGTTTCCACCAGTGACTGTGACGTTGCTGAACACATTGATACCAGATAAGCCAGCACCGTTGCCCAGGATGTTGCCGCCTGTGACATTGCCCGCAGCACTAATATTGCCCGAAGCTGTGACTATACCTGTGCCATTTGGAGCTAACGCAATGTTTCCATTGCTTCCTGTGATGATGCTTAAAGCACCTGTGTCAACAATATTGCCTGTTACATTCAGGTTGCCACCACTTACATTGCCGGTGGTGCTTACTTGACCGCCGGTTAGAATATTTCCACCTGTGACATTTCCACTGGCACTTAAACTACTACCGGTTATAACACCACCCACAGTTGAGGACGCGGTTTGTGTGCCGGTTACCGATGTGCTTGATCCAGTTATGACTCCGCCCACAGTTGAGGCGGCTGTTTGTGTTCCAGTTACTGATGTGCTTGTTCCGGTTATTACTCCACCTACTACACTAGCAGCAGTAGTAGTGCCGGTAACACTGGTGCTTGTTCCAGTAATAACTCCACCACTTACGCTTGCGGCAGTTACTCCGCCACTTACACTAGCACTTGACCCGGTCATCACTCCACCTACTGTACTAGCAGCTGTTTGTGTTCCTGTAACACTGGTACTTGATCCTGTTATGACTCCGCCAACTACCGACGCACTAGTCACAGTACCAGTGACACTTACTGTAGTACCTGTGTGGTTTGTAGCTGAGATATTACCACCGGTGATGTTACCAGTTGAACTAATTAATCCACCGGTTAACACGTTACCACCAGTCACATTACCACTGGCACTTGACACTCCTTGTACATTTAATCCATTACTGGCTACCCAAAGATTGGATGAACTGCTATAGGTCAATGAAATGTATTCACTGCCAGCCGGACCAACTCCAATGCCACCACCATTGGCGGCCGCGGCAGTGACCGCATTGTTGGCCACATTGATCGTTAAGTCGTTAGTGGTGACATTATTACTGTTGATATAGGTCACATTACCGGTAACACTCAAGTTACCAGCGATGATCACATTGCCGTCTGTTCCGCCGGTTCCATTGGGATCAATAATTAAAGTCTGACCGGAACTGACAATATTGGCACCGGTAATTGTGATATTGCCATTGGTCAGTGCTGTAGTGGCCACAATATTGGCGCCGGTGACGTTGCCAGTGACACTGGCACTTGATCCTGTTATAACACCACCCACTGTTGATGCGGCTGTGACGGTGCCAGTTACGCTTGTTGAGCTACCTGTTATAACACCACCCACAGTTGATGCGGCAGTAACTGTTCCTGTGACACTCACACTGCTACCTGTAATTACTCCGCCCACAGTTGAGGCTGCTGTTTGTGTGCCGGTTACTGAAGAACTCGTTCCAGTAATAACACCACCTGCCACTGACGCGGCAGTCACGCCACCCGATACACTGGCACTGGCACCCGATACTGCACCAGTGACACTAGCACTTGATCCTGTTATAACACCACCCACTGTTGAGGCGGCAGTAACTGTTCCTGTG